AGGAATTTGATGGTTCCATCCTTGCTCTTTTGCACCGTGGCGATTGTGGGCCAGACTATGGCGGCCTTGGTGGCCATCATTTCGCGCAGAGGCTTGGAGAGATTGGTCATGCCCTCGATGTTTTGGACGCGCTTCTGCCACAGCCATTGCCAGACCTGCTCCGCCCGGAACCGGGGGAGTTTCAAGTCCTCGACAACAAAGGCTTCGAGATCGTTTTTTGTCAGCTCAATAAGATTTTGCATGCGGGTCCGTTGTGTACGGCCTAGGCGGGTGTGTCAAGCACGGGCTGTGCAGTGCCCTTGAGCACCCTTGCGGCGGGCCGTTCAAGAGTAGACCTTACATGATGAAATCCGTGGTGAGGAAGTTTGATGTGTGCTCACGAGTAATGTGGGCGAGAAGCTCCTTATTTCGCTCGCTTCCTTTGGCGGCAACGATGGTTCGGATGGAGAAACAGCGGAGCGCATCACCGACGGAGAGCGTCCCCTCTGCCGAATCCTTGCGGCCGGTGAAGGGAAAGGAGTCGGGACCGCGCTGGCAGAGACTGTTGATGTTCACGCGGCAGACCTGATTGACCATGGGGTCGATGAGTTTGGCGACCTCATCAGGGTTGTCGCTGAAAATGCTCATCTGTTGCCCGTACCGGGACTGGATGATGTATTGGATGGGCGTTTCTACGTCTGTGAACGGTATGATGGGCACTACGGGGCCGAATTGTTCCTCGTGGTAAATACGCATTTCCTTGTTGACCGGGAAGAGGACGGTGGGGTGGAAAAGGCTCTTTGCCGTGACGCCTCCGCCGGGATTGACGATTTTCGCGCCGTGCTTTTTGGCGTCTTCCACCAGCTCGGTCAGATATTCGATCCTGCCTGGCTCAGGCAAAGGGGTGATGCGCACGCCGTCATCCCATGGCATTCCGATGGTCATGGATGTCATGCTTTCATTGAACCGCTTGATGAATTCTTCCACCTTGTTTTCGTGTACGAAAAGCACTTTGAGGGCGGTACATCGCTGGCCGCTGAATGAAAGACTGCCGGACACGGCTTCGGATACGGCAATGTCGAGGTCGGCAGAGTCCGTGATGATGGCGGCGTTTTTGGCACCCATACCGAGAATGCAGCGCAAACGGTTCGGGTTGGGATGTGCCATGCGCATAGTGTTGGCTGCCTCGCTGGACCCGATGAAGGCGAGTACGTTGATGGCGCCTGATTCAAGGATAGGTTTGATAAACTGGTCGTTGCCGAACACAAGATTAACGACCCCGGCTGGGAAGCAGTCCCTGAATGCTTCCATGAGCGGAGCAAAGAGCAACTTGCCGAGCCGTGGCGGCTTGACGATTGTCGGGTTGCCCATGAGCAGGGCTGGTATCAGGGTGGCAAAGGTCTCATTGAGAGGAAAATTGTATGGCCCCATGCAGAGTGTCGGTCCAAGCGGAGATCTGCGAATCTGGGCATGAATACCGTTCTCGATGACAAAGTTGGATGAGTCCTGGTCGAGTTTCTTGAGAGCGTCGATGGTGTTGTGGATGTATTCGATAGTGCGGTCAAATTCGGTGCAGGCTTCAGCGTAGGGCTTGCATATTTCCCACATCATCAGGCGGACGATTTCATCACGTTTTTGTGTCATGTGATGGGTGAAGTCTTCCACGTGGTTGATTCTATCCGTCACGCTCATGGTCGGCCAGTCGCCCATACCGTTGTCATAAGCTGCATGAACCGCAGCAACGGCGGCCTCGCCTGCTGTCTCGTCAAGCACGGGACACGAACCAAGATACTTTGGCGCGGAGATGCCGTTTTCACTCGTCTCAATGGAAGATTCGATTCGTTGCATCTCGCCATCCCATTCGAAGATGCGTCCGCCAATCAGATATCCCTTTTGCTCAAGTGGGCCTGTAATGGTGTAGCCCTTCGGTATGGATTTATCATCCGGGAAAAGATTGCTCAAATCGTCCACAGTATGCATTGGTGCTCCAGAGTATTTGTCTCAGCAAATTGTGCTCAGCGAGGCACAATAATGCTGAAGGGAGAACCTTGCAATCTCTTTTTTTGAGGGCGGAATTGGAGATGATGGCCGGGGTCTTTCACCTCCCCGGCCTGAGTGAGTGGGCCGCCTAGATGCGGCTGCCGGGGACATAGTCGCCGGGGTAGAGGGTTTCAAAACCCTTGCGGACTTTCTTGACGTATTCGGGGTCGCGCTGGTTGGGGTTATGGTAGCGCGGGTCTTGCATCATTTCGCGCAGTTTTTCGCGGGAGAGCTCTTCGCCCCAGCCGTTGGATGATCCGCGCAGACCGCTTTCCAGTACCAGGGGTGCGATCTTGGCAAAGGCGCTGATGACCGCTGCGTGATCGCCCGCTTTGGTGGAATCCAGAGCCTGAAGCAGTGATTCACCGCCAATGGCTTCGGCGGCGCGCATGGCAGAGTCGAGTATGCGGGGAGTATCGCCTCGATGTACCGAGCGCAGGGATTCCAACTCGCTGTCACGCAGGCGTTGGCCCTCGGATTCAAGAGTGTGGTGGGTGTCCAGAACCATGGGTAGGAACCACTCGTACAGACCGGATGCCTGGGCAGGAGTCAGGCCGAGTTCGTGAGCCTTGCCCTTGAACCCGGTGAGCAGAGCTTCCTTGACTTCAAAGCCTTCGGGCAGGTCCATGGTCGGCATCTCGTACCCTTCAGCCCCTTCGGGGCGGCCGAGAGCGGTATAGAAAGCGTCCATCTGTTCCTGTTCACCGCCCTGACCGGGAACCCGGACATAGCCTTCGGGAGCCTTGCCAAGCATACGCTGGGCGTGGACCAATGCCTTCACGGCTTCGTCCTTGGTCTTGTAACTCTTGAGGGCCGGGTGATCGCGCAGAGGTATCTCAGCTTCGGCGCCGTCTTCGCTCATCTGCTTGACGGTCCATTCCTCGGGCAGGGTTTTCTGCCAGTCGGTCAGTATCTCTTCCTCGATCATGTCATTCTCAATGTCTTTTTCAATCATTTGGCTATTCAGCATTATTTGTTCTCCGTGTTGATGAAGTTGGTTTCGTTTTGCATGTGCTTCACATGCAGGACCAGAGATCGGCGGCCTTCGTTGAACTCGGTTCTCCCGGTGTCAGTGGAAAAAGTGGAGCGCAGAAAGCAGCCTCGTTTTTCCATGTCGTCCATGACGGTCTGGCCATCGGGTGAATCAAAGAGTCGCTTGTAGGCGCGGTGCAGTTCCAGCGGGCTAACCAGCATTACTCACCTCCGTGGGGTCTGGTGTTGTTTGTGTCGGGGGAATGCCCGGCAAGGTGTCGTCTTCCGGTGTCGATTGATCCAACGTCTGGCCTTGAATCGCGCCATTGGTGAGCATGCCCCACAGTTCAGTGAGCACGTTGGGCCGGTCGGTGTAGGCTTCGGACAGGGTCTTGGCGATGGCGGCAACGTCTGCGACCATTGTACTGGTCTGTGCGCCGTTCATGGCTTTGGACTTTTGTTCTCGTGACGCCATGACGTCGTTTTCCGATTTCATGTAATCCGAGGGGGTTCCGAACAGGTCTGCCACATGGCGGGCCACTCGGTCGGTCTCGAAGTTGTCCATGATGCCGAAGGGATCACCTGTGCCCACAATGGGAGCCAGGTATTCCATGGTCTGGGACAATCCCTGCGCTTCGTATTGTTTTTGGGCGCGGGTGAGGGGCGATGTGTACCGTACCTCGATATCGTCCGACGTCAGTCCGTGCGGGAATGGCGGAAGCGCTCCCGCGCGAAGCATGATATTGAAGACGCGCTTGATCAGCGGGCTGAGGAACTCTGTCTGGAGTCTGCCCAGCACCGGGCCGAGAATGCGCATCTTTTCGCCTTGCCGAATGACCGCCTCAGTGGCCGTGACCGCAGGGCCTTCAGGGGCAAGCTGGTCACCCATGAAGATGCGCCGCACGGATTCACGCCGTTGCTGCATCATGTTTTCCGTGGCAGCGAGGTCCACGCGCACGGGCAGCGGTTCGATGCGATCGGTTGATCCTGCCCGGTAATAGGACAGGCCGCCGGGACCGGATCGAACCGGACCGAGGAAGCCATCATCCGGTACCATGAGCGGCGGATCGGACATCTTTTCGGCAGCCATGAGCGCGGTGCGGGCCATGGCATTGAGCACGCGGGTGTCGGACAGGGCGGTCTGTCCCGGTCCTCGTCCGTATGTCTCGCCAGCGGCTTTGGCCCAGCGTGGAACGAGGTAGGGCATTTCCAGATAGCCGGATTCCTCTAGAATATTCTCGTTGGCGATTTCCATATAGATGGAGCCAAAGGGAAAGTTCATTGCCCCGAACCCAAATGGGTCGCGGTCGGTACGGGGGAAGACGGCGTGGAGTATTTCCACCTTTTCGTCGGGCTTGTCCTCGGCCTTTTTCTTGACCTCGTCTGATAGCGAAGCACCCCATTCCTGGGCTGCCTGCCGAGCCGTGATCTCGTAGCGGCGGTAGACGGTGTCTACCATGCCGCGCGCGGATTCGGCTACGTAGACCTCGCCGAGCGGGCGGGTGGAGAAACGGGCCATGGTCTGCGGGTCCGCCTCGACATACATGACCGCTGTGCCGAGCAGGGCCACATCTAGATAGAGTTCATGAACGTTGGTCTGGAACCCGGTGTCTTCGGCGTTGAACAGACCTATGATGCGCTCCCGAGCCTGTTGCAGGAAAGTGCGCACCTCCTTGTCGTCTCCGGCCTTGGGGTCGCGGGTCTTGATGTCGAACCACGGCATGGCCGGGTTGGTCAGCAGTCCGCCAAGGGCCGAGGCGAGCAATTCCAGCGAATGCATGGGTGTGGAATCAAAGATGCGCTCGTCACCGGTTTGGCCGCGCACCATTGTGGCAGTGCCAGAGGTGGTGAAGCTGTTCTTGCGCGGCAGCATGTAGTCGGTCAGCTCCTGCCATGATCCGATCCAGGGCTGGCGGGTTTCCTCCAGCCCTTTGAATCTCGTGAGCAAGGAGCGGGCAAGTTCGGTTTTTTCCATGTTATTCTCCAAACTTGGTCTTGAGCCGAGGTTCGGCTATTTCCGGTTCATCCAGAAGTCCGGCTCCTCCGTTGGACAGTGTTGTGCTTCCTTCGGGGTTTGCCGCCAACCTTTTCTTCTCAATGGATCGAGCCTCGGTGATTTTTTCCCGATCTCGTTTGCGTTCGTCGGCTTCCCGTTTGCGTTGCTCTTCTTCCTGCGCTTGTCGTTGCGCGGCCAGGGCTGCACTCTGATCCGGCACATTCGGTTTTTGGCTGGTCATGCCACCAATCAATCCAATTGCTGACGAGATAAGGGCGATTTCTCCTCCCATAACGAGTCCTCCTGTTAAATGGTTTGGCAGGAGGATAGCCCCGGTTTTCGGGCCGGGATACAAACAGGCGCGAGCGGGCGTGAACGGGCGAAAAAGGGATGAGATGGGGTGTTGACAGGGTTTTGAGAGGAAGCGTTTAGACAGAAACTATTCATTCACCCGAATGAATGATTATACCCCTTGACGCGATTTTTTGAGAGCGTATATTAGTTATATGCCATATTGCCCTCTGGGGCTTTCTATGCGGACCATGGACGGTACGTTTTGGCAGGGAGTGAGACAGTGTCTTCCAGCGTAACCGATTTCATCGTGGCCGGTCCCCCCGGACAGGTGACAGCGGGTCCCGCAGGCTCGTTTAAAGCGGGTGATCCCGGTCGTGTCATAACCGGAGAACCCGGTCATGTCGCTATCGATACCACGCCAGCAAATGTTCAAATCGACACATCCGTAGCGCGGATACCCTATGCAGCACCTTCGGGTGGTTCTGCTTCCAGTGCGTTCGCCGGAGCAGGTTCTTTTGGCGGCGGTAATACCATTGGCGGCGGCGGTGGTGGTACTGGTGGCGGTTCTGGTGGTGGCATTGGTGGCAATGTGGGTGTTGGTGGTGGCGGTGGCGGCGGTGGGTCCAATTCGAGCGCATCCCACATTGGTGGTGGCGGCGGTGGTTCTTCTGCACAAAACAACTCCAGTGGGGCGAGCATTGGCGGTGCTGGCGGTGCTGGCGTGGCCATGATCAATTCCGGTGGTGGTTCGGTGGGTGGAAACACTGGCCCCAGCAGTTCCGGTCAGACCGGTGGCGGCGGTGGCGGTCCCGT